CTGGTGGTCAACAACATTTAAAAGATTTAATAAAAATGAAAAGTATAATTTAATAAATATATGAATACAGAGAAACGAATTATTAACAAGGTTAAAACTTTGCTCGGATTAGAAGTAAAGTTGGAACAGATGAAACTCGATAATGGCGCAGTTGTAGAAGCTGAGTCTTTCGAAGTGGGTGCAGAAATATTTGTAGTTGCTGATGAAGAACGAGTTGCAGTACCTATTGGAGAATACGTAATGGAAGACGGTAAGTCTTTAAAAGTAGTTGAAGAAGGTATTATAGCAGAAATCGGCGAAGCATCAACAGAAGAAGAAGAAGCACCAGCAGAAGCACCAGCAGAAGAAGAAGAACTTGAAAAAGAAACCGCTTCTCCGAAAAAGATTGTAAAATCTATCAGCGAAGAAATGTTTTTCTCAGAAATTGAAAAACTACGAAATGAAATTAGCGAGTTAAAACTTTCTAAAGAAGAGCCTAAAAAAGAGGTTGTAGAATTATCTAAACAAGATGAGGTTGAAGGGATTTCACACAATCCAGAAAACTCAATAGGAAAAAAAGAATTACATCTTTACGCACAAAAAGCACAAAACACATTACAAAATAGAATTTTTAATACAATAAATAAGAATAAATAAATATGGCTACAACAGTATCAATTACAAGTTCGTACGCAGGTGAAGCAGCAGCAGGTTATATTTCTGCTATGTTATTATCTGGTAACACAATTGCAAATGGATTAATCGAGGTTAAACCAAATGTAAAATTTAAAGAAGTTTTAAGAAGATTAGAAATAGATTCTATCGTTGCAAACGCTACGTGTGATTTTACCGACACTTCTACAATTACAACAACTGAACGTTCAATTTCTCCGAAAAGTTTACAAGTTAACCTTGAAGTTTGTAAGACCAGCTTTAGAAGCGATTGGGATGCAATTTCTATGGGCTATTCTGCATTTGACAATGTACCTAAAACTTTTGCTGATTACGTAATAGGACAAATCTCTGCTAAAATTGCTGCTAAAACAGAAGTTGATATCTGGAGCGGTACGGATGGAGCAGGAGAATTTGACGGATTCCAAACGTTATTATTGGCAGATGCAGCACACACTGGATCAAAGAAAATTGTTGGTGAGGCAATTACTTCTGCAAATGTAGTTGTTGAATTAGAAAAAGTTTTACTACAAATACCAGAACAATTATTACAAGATGATAGTTTATATATCTATGTAGCAAACAATGTTTATAGAGCATATAAATTAAGTTTAGGAGGTTTTGGAGCATCTGGATTAGGAGCAGCAGGTGTAAACGCACAAGGGCAAAATCAAGACGTAAACGTTACAATGTTTGCAGGGATTAAGATAGTACCAGTAAATGGTTTACCATCTAACAGAATGATTGCAACAGTAAAATCTAACTTGTTTTTTGCTTGTGGTTTATTAAGCGACCAAAACGAAGTTAAAACTATAGATATGGCAGACTTAGATGGTTCTCAAAACTTTAGATTTATTGCTCGTTACACGGCAGCAGTAAACTACGCAATAGTTGATGAAATTGTTTCTTACGGTTTAGAACTATAAAATTAATTAATAATAATAAAAAAGGGTAGGTAGTTAATCTACTTACCCTTTTTTTAACTAAAAAATATAAAAATATGGCTTGTTTATTAACAACGGGAAGAAGTCTAGGTTGTAAATCTAAAGTTGGTGGTTTAAAAAACATTTACTTTGCAGATTACGGAACGCTAGGAGCAGCGACAATAGTTGCTGGAGAAATCACGGTATTAGCCGGCACTCCAGATTGGTTTAAGTACGAAATCAAAGGAGCGTCAACTTTAGAAAACACAATTACGAGTTCAAGAGAAAATGGAACTACATTTTACACACAAAATTTAAACATTACTTTACCAATTTTAGATAAAGCAACACAAGAGGAAATCAAATTATTATCAGTTTCAAGACCACACGTAGCGGTTGAGGATTACAACGGTAATTTCTTTCTAGTTGGTTTAGAGAATGGCGCAGAAGTAACGGGTGGTACTATTGTTACTGGTGCTGCTATGGGAGATTTAAGTGGATTTACTTTAGTATTCGAGGGGCAAGAGAAAGCACCTGCTTATTTTGTTACTCCTTTAGTTATTACAGAAGATGTTAGTGCTACAGTAATTGACCCTAACGCATAATATGATTTGTTTGTTTTAGAAACCCTAAGCGCTATGTTTAGGGTTTTTTTTGGTTTAATAAATAAATTTAGTGCTATTTCTTATTATATAACTATGAAACATCTACTACCCGTAACAAGTGAGCAAATCATATACATTATTCCACGAATATATGCTACTTCTGTTACGTTAACTTTAAGGGATGACAGTTCTAATGAGGTTACATCGTTTTTAATTAATGGAGTAAATGAAGGTAATTACATTAAATTAACAACTGATTTTCCTATCGAAAACGGTAGATTTTACGAATTAAAAGAAGGGAGGTTTTACGATTTAAAGATATACAACGGACAAGGTACTGTTACAAATGCAGATATAATTTATAGGGATAAAATATTTTGCACGGCGCAATCTACGGACCAATCAGCGAATGAAAACTACACCGTTAATAAAGACGAATACATTGAAGAGAGTGGTAATAATGATTTTATAATTTTATGAGTAAATATATAAATAAACACCGAAATACACCAAGTATTAGTAAAAGTAAATCAGCAGTTAAAGTTGTTGAATTAGCAAGTTATACTTCGCCTGTAATTGTAGAATCTACGAGAAATGAATGGGTGGAATTTGGAGCAGATAACAACTACTTTCAATACCTAATTGATAGATATAACGGTAGTGCTACAAATAACGCAGCTATTAACGGTATTAGTCAAATGATATTTGGTAAAGGTTTAGATGCTTTAGACTCTTCTAAAAAACCAGATTCATACGCTCGTATGATTTCGTTGTTTAAAAAAGACGATACAAGAAGAAATGCCTCAGATTTAAAACTAGCAGGACAGACCGCTATTCAAGTAATATTTTCTAAGGATAGAAAAACAGTAGAAAAAGTAGAGCATTTACCGATTGAAACTTTAAGAGCAGAAAAATGTAAGGAAGGTGACAAAATGGTAAAGGCTTATTATTACCATCCAGATTGGGCAAACATAAAGCCAAGCGATGAACCTCTAAGAATACCAGCTTTTAATTCTACAGAAAAGCACGCAGCGATTGAGATTTTATATGTAAAGCCTTATAGAGCGGGTATGTATTATTATTCTACACCAGATTATCAAGGTGGACTACAATACGCAGAATTAGAAGAAGAAATAGGAAACTATCACATTAATAATGTTCAAAACGGTTTAAGTCCTGGACTATTAATTAATTTTAATAATGGTGTGCCAGATGATGAAACGCAAAGACTAACAGAGCAGAAAATCAAATCAAAATACGGTGGTTCTTCAAGGTCTGGAACTCCTATAATTGCTTTTAACGATAATAAAGAATCAGCAGCAACAATTGACGCTGTACAATTAAGTGATGCGCATAACCAATATCAATTTTTATCTGATGAATCACAAAAAAAGATAATGGTATCGCATAGGGTAATTTCTCCTATGTTAATGGGTATTAAAGATGCAAGTGGTTTAGGTAACAACGCAGAAGAATTAAAGACTGCTACGATACTAATGGACAACACTGTTATACGACCTTTTCAAGACTTATTAATTGATGCGTATACACAAATACTCGCGGTTAATAATATTAGCTTAAAACTATACTTTAAGACACTACAACCTTTAGAATTTACGGATTTAGAAAACGTTCATGACAAAGAAACGAGGGAAGAAGAAACGGGTGTGAAAATGAAACAAATGTTTTCTAAATTAGAAGAATTTGGAGAAGATGAGGATTTAAAAGAATGGGATTTAATAGACGAAAGAAAAGTAGATTACGATACAGAAAATGAATTAGATGAAGAGATAAACGAACTTAATAAGCCAAGTTTATTGTCTAAAATCTGGAATTTAGCAACAACAGGTACCGCAAGACCAAACGCAAAGAGTTCACAAGATGGAGAAGCTAAAGGTTTTAAGTTCAAAGTACGTTATCAATACGCACCATTAACTGCTAGTTCAGATAGCAGAGATTTTTGCAAGAAAATGGTTGCTAAAAAGAAGATATATAGAAAAGAAGATATACAAATGATGAGTAAAAGCAGCGTTAATGCTGGTTGGGGTCTTAATGGTGCTGATAATTACGACATATTTTTATATAAAGGGGGCGGGGATTGCCATCATTTTTGGATGAGAAAGACTTACAGAGCGAAAAAGAAGGGTACAACGGCTGATGTAGGTAACCCAAACGCAGAAATAAGCGTAAATAAAGCTAAAAAAGAAGGATTTAAACCCGAAATTAATGCAAAAGAAGTAGCAAAAAGACCAACAGATATGCCTAATAACGGATTTGTAAACAAAAAGAGATAGATGGCAACAGCATTATTTATAAGCAGAACAGATTTAGTTAAAAATACTATAATTGACGGTAATGTAGACACAGATAAGTTTATACAGTTCATTAAAATATCGCAAGAAATACATATACAAAACTATTTAGGTAGTAAATTATACGATAAGATATCAAATGACATAATAGCAGGTAGTTTAACGGGTAATTATTTGACTTTAGTAAACGATTACGTGCAGCCTATGCTTATTCATTACGCTATGACGGACTATTTGCCATTCGCAGCGTATCAAGTAAAAAATGGTGGTGTATTTAAGCACACTTCTGAAAATTCTGAGAGCGTTTCAAAGGGCGAAGTAGATTATTTAGTGCAAAAAGAAAGGGATTTTGCGGAATATTATACACGAAGATTTGTAGATTATATCTGTAACTATTCCAATTTATTTCCAGAGTATAATAATAACACAAATTCGGATATTTATCCAGATAAAAATACAAATTCATCAAATTGGGTCCTATAATGAAGAATACTTACAAGCCAAAAGTAGTTAATATAGTTAAATTAACAACTTACTTAAGAAATAAAACTAAATAATTATGAGTTTTGGGAAAATATACGATAGTACATGGTGGGGAAACCCTGTTCAAGGAGGTTTTGGTGGTATTTATTACGATTTATCAAGCACTTATAACGAAATCACAACGGCTTACATAAATAGAACTACAGCAGCAGGATTTACTTTAGAGGCTTTAGATTGTGTTAATGATGCTACAAATAATTTTAATTAAAAGATATGCCAACACCTAGTTTATTAATGATACCGTCAGCCTTTAAAAGCGGAGTTTTAGCTTCTGTTTTACCATCTGACGGCGCAGGGGATTTTACAGTATCAAGACCATCAATAGCAACAAGAGTTAATTCGGATGGTATAATAGAAACAATGGCGGCAGACGTTCCGAGATTAGATTATTCTGATGGAGGCTGCCCCGTATTATTAACAGAACCCCAATCTACTAATGATTATTTAAATTCGCAGGCGATGGTTACTCAGACAACTACAACGGTTGCTGACACCTATACCGTTTCATTTGAAGGAACGGGTACAATTGCTTTAAGCGGAACTTTTACAGGTTCTTTAGTTGGAACTGGTGTAAATGATTTGGTTCAATTAACGTTTACATCTACGGCTGGAGCATTATTAAGTACGGTTACTGGCACTGTAAACGAAGCGCAATTAGAGAAGCTACCATACGCTACATCAAGAATTAGAACAATAGGGACTACGGTAACTCGTTTAGCCGATAGAATTGATGGCGCAGGAGATGTTAATACATTTAACTCGGAAGAAGGGGTTTTTGTGATAAACATTGGAAAAAATGACGAATCGGATATAAAAGAAAGAGATTTTTCCCTATCTGATGGTAGCGTTAATAATAGGGTATTTATTAGATATACTCAAGCGAGTAGGGTTACAATGTATATAATAGTAGACGGTATAACTGCTTTATCAAAATCATTTATAGATGTAGTTAATATAACAGATATTCACGAATACGTATTTGTATGGGGATTAAATAAATTAGCTTTATACATTGATGGTTTAGAGATAACACCTACGACGAACACAGGTGTAACATTTCCTCCAAACACATTGAGTGAAATCAACTTCGATAGAAGCGATGGTAACTCTCCGATGTATTGTAAAACAAAAAAATTAAGAGTTTACAAATCAATAGCAGAAGCGCAAGTAGATTTACCTTATATAGTTTAATTATTAAAATAATTAAAAAATGGCTACAAAAAGATACAGTTTTCCAACGGAAGTAAAAGCAAAAGAATTAATATTAAAGTTAGCGAATATAGACAATGAGTTAGATTTTGATAAAATTACAGTTACAGAAACAACTCATGGAATTGTTTGTTTAGGATTTCAAAATATTTATGAATATGATGAATTAACAGAGGAAAATGTACTTGTGAAAGAGGGATTAACATATGATGTTGATATTTTTTGGAGGGGGAGCAGCGCGTGGGGTTGGGGCAAATATGAAGTAATACCAAATACACCTAGCCATGAATTTAAAACTAAAATATAATGTATAGTATACCACACGCAGCAACAGGGTTATCAATAATGACAACCGTTTACGCATTAACGCAAAACGAAACTTTAGCTTATGCAGTTGGTATGCCTTTAGCAATTATTTCTCACTACTTTTTAGATTTCTTATTTGAAAGCAGTTTAAGCAAAAAGGAGGTGTTAATATTTGAAGGAGTATCAAGTGTTATATACCTAATATTAGCTATTTTTAGCGGTCATTTTTGGTTTATGATATGTAGTTTAGTTGCAGGTAATTTTTTGGATTGGATTGATAAGAAACTATACTTAACTATATTTTTTCCAAAGAAATTTAAACCAACATTTTATTTTCACAAACATAAAAATGGTATAAAATTTACACTAAATCAAACAAAATTAGCAAGTGTTATCTCTACGGTAATTATAATTGGAATGTTTATAATTTTAAGAAAAATATAATGAATAAGTTTAAAAATACAACGACAAACATATTAGGAGTTATATTATGGTTTTTCTCCTTTGACGCTTACAAAAATGATAAAAGTTTATATTTTATTTTAACACTTTTAATTGTTGGATTGGCTTTGTTTTTATTTAAGATATCCGAAACAAAAGTATTTATTAAAAGTGTATTAAATAAGTTAATAAAATGAACCATTTAAGCGCTGCAATTGTTTACGCAAATAGATTAGTATTTAGTTTCTGGGGGTTAACAATTGCGGATATGGTACACTTTATAGATTTAGATTATTTGAATTTATTGAATACAGACTTAAAACAAGTTTTTGCTTTTTTAGGATTAATATATTTTATCATTCAAATACCTTTTAAAATAATAGAATTAAACCATAATAGAAAAATAAACAAAGTAGATTTACAGATAAAAGAAAACCAATTAACAGAAAAAACAGAACTAGATGACTTCTTAGAATTAAGAAAAGACTATTTAGGCGATTAAAAAATAAAATTATGTCAGAAAAAATGATTAAACCTTGCTGGTTGTGCCCGCTAATTGATAAAATTTATAAATG